ATTTTAAACTCGACCTCTTGATCAAAAGAATCGCATGACACAAAAAGCAAAAAAGCAAACAATAATTTTTTCATTAGTCTGTATAGAATCTTACTACATCTAAATTGACGCTGCTTATTGCTGTTCCTGTCGCTCCATCAAATACAACGGTACCATTAGCATTGACAGATAAAACCCCGATAATTCTAATGGAAGCATTGAAGCAATTTAAAGAGTACCTAACTTGTTGGGCTGGCCTAAATCCAACCGGAAGAGTTCCAATCAATCCATTGCTACCTGTGTAGGTAGTTCCGTTTGTGTGAACTTCGCCAGTAAGAGCAACCTCTCCAAGAGTGCTTTTTCTATACTTCGCTGCAAAGTTCTGAGTTGTCCAAGGAGCAGTGTACGATAAGTTTGCCCAAGCATCTTGAGCCGCGTTTGCTTTAAATCCAAGTGCCGTAACCAAAGCTGCTTGTGTTACAGCCCCGTCCGTATTACTTGCGGCTACGTTTGCGTAAAGTTTTGTTAATCCTAACTTTGTTGCATTTGCCACGCTAAATCTTCTATCATTAGCAGCGGCCACCGATGCAATAGTAATCTCCTGACCCGATCCGTCAACGGTCGCGCTAACCTCTGCTTTCCTTTCGACAATAAACGTCTTGTTAAGAGTGTCTTGAAACGCTCTTACAATGTTTGTAGGTGTTGCGGCCTTAATGTACTTTGGGAAAGTCTGATTGGTTACCGCATCGACACGCATAAACTCGCCATTGAGATATACTATACCAGCAGTCATGTCGAAGTTTCCAACGTTTGGCGTTACAACGCAACCAGAAACTATTACACCTTCTGCATCGTCATTGTATTGCGATAGCATAGCCTGTAATGCCGCCCATATTTCGCCTTGAAAAACATCATTCAAATCCTCGTTTGAAAATGGTGCACCCCCGGAGGGCATTGGATTATTTAGTTTTCTCATTTTAGTATGTTTCTATTATGAATCTTGTGCCAGCTAATTTTATCAACTCCGTTTCGCTTTTTACCCTTCTCTCTAGCTCTGCCGTGTGTAGCGAAATCGGTATTAAAACCTTAAAGTCATAAGTCACGTCAACCTTCTCAGACGTGTTGAAAAAGTAAAACGGATCTGATTCAGCGGTGTTGAAAAAGTGTTGTTTGGTTAGCTCCGAATTGTTGTAAAAGAATATTTTATTGGTGTCATCAAAACTATTCTCAATCAAAATTTTTGGGTCAACTGTAATGGAAAAAAGGTCGTTTAACCCTGCCGCTAAAACCATCTTTTGACCGTTGAACTTAGCAGATTTTTTCATCAACGTATCAAAGGCATCCATTTCAGCAGTCAATGACTGCAATGGAAACAGCAAAGCCGCTAAGAATTCCTTAACCGATGTACCTACTTGTAAAACTATATCAGTCATTCAGTTTTATCCTTATTTTATTGACAATGATCTCTGGGAACCCTTTTGCGTTAACAAAAGCATTTTTAAAGATGTCAGAGGTTAATTGAATTCTTATAGCCCTTTCAATTTCAGCAGCCGTTGACGTGGAGTGTAAAAATTTAAATATTCCAACACCCAAAGCCGGAAATTCCTTCCAATGACCTGGCGAACTTACGACTATGTAACCAATCGCTGCGTTATCTGTTTCGCCCGTTTTAAAGTCATCGTTTGCCTCCACAAATCCAAGATCGCGCAGTACAGGCGGAAGTAATAACTCCGCTTGAATTGACCATGTAAGATTTGTGTATAAGCTCATAATGTTTCCTCCGCCATTGTGATAGTATTTGTCAGTAAATTACCAGAAGTGTCTTCCGAAATTAAATAGCCCGCTACCGTGGTATAAAATCCCTGCACGTCAATAACCGTAGCTGATGCCAAAGGAGTAGCCGCTTCTCTGGCTTTTACCTCGGTTAAAACAATCCTAGAAACCCCATCAACAGCCTGCACCGCATCAATAAGTTTTATCATAAACACCGTCCCGTCAAAAGCCTCTGATTGAAAGGTGCTAAAGAAATTATTTATAGCAGCAATTACGTTTGTCTTCACGGTAGCCTCTACAAATTGACCAAAGAAATACACTGTAGCCTGTACCCTCATTCTATCCGGGTTAAGGTTTACAAAAGTAGTCCTCACCCCCGCGAACCCTACGCCTTCTGTTGATCCAGTTCCAAACCAGTAATTTTGTAGAGCTGTTAATTCGGGCGCAGACAATGGCGTTAATGATGGAGCTATTCCTTTTGCAACTTTAATTGCAAGGTCACCGCTTCCAAGCTGTTTAACGGAGCATTGCGTTACAATTCTAGCTGATTCGTCAACAGGTACGTAGGTAGGCACGAAGTTAACAAGTGTTACAACGTCACCGTATTGAAAGTTTAGTATTTGCCTTTGCACCCATTTTGCGTTTCCAGAAATAGCCTGATCGCGAAGCGTTGTGATCTCTGACTTCGTGACATCAAGTATTGTTTCGAAGGTAAAGATGGCCGCAGCCACCACATAGATAATCACGTTAAAGATTGAAACCTTACTGCCGCCCTCCTCTGGGAATAGGTAGGCATCTAGTGACGGGTAAGTCCTAATGTTTGTTTTTATTACCTCCTTAATAGCTTCTAATGATCTTGCCATATTATATTTCGGTTACTACCTGTCCGGTAGGTACATTTTCCACATCTACAGCGTTTGCCGTCCCGTTGTATCGGCTGTTAATTGAAACCCTTAATCTAGTTCGATAGTCACGGGTCGGGATTTCCACGTTGTTAAAGTTTTCGTCAAAGTCCGTTTGAATTTCCTGAAAAGTTGTGAATGTTAGCCCGCTTATGGTCGTGGGTGCCATTAACTGAATAGACTGATCGAACGTATCCGCAAAGTCAAAGGTGTCCAACCGCTCAAACTTGTAGCTTTCAATTCCGAAACGAAAACGAACTGTTAAAAGGTAATCCTTTATTCCAAGCGGCAAATTATTCGTTTCGTTTACGATAAATTCAACAAAGCAAGCAGGGTAAGGAAAAGGTTTCTCGGTACGATAGCCATAACGCGATCCGGTCGTACCGTCTTTTCGGTCGTTATGCTCGTTGCTGTTCACGAATTGATTATTGAACATCCTAACGGTTTTAATCGCGGGGACTTCCGTGTTTATTCGTGCTTTGATAAATTCAAAAAAGGCTTTCATTTGTGAGCTTTACCAGTTTCAAAAACTTTCTTCATCATCTTTTTGAATTCCGTATATCTTTTTTTTTCAAGTCCTTTAAAATTACCTAGAAATTGTCTTTTCGGTAATCTTTCAGTCCCCTCGTTATGATACTTAGCGTAGTCAACATTTGAGTCTACGCGTCTGTGATTAAATCCTCTTTCCCTTATTCCTATTGATGCTCTAAGAGTTCCTGTTTTTACCAACATAGTACGGCTATCATCTTTCTTTTTTCTTTCCTTCCACTTTTTGCCATCGAATGAAGCGGTGTCAAAAACATCTCCTTTATAATACGCAACAGCATACAGCGCAATATTTTCCAAGGCGACTTGCTTTGCTACCGCCAAAGCTCTCATCTTTGCCCTGAATTGGAATTTACTCATGGCACAAAAAGATTATAGTTTGCCTTCTTAAAATTCGCGTCACCCTTGGCAACATGAAAATAAGGGTGTTGTTTAGGGTCAAAAATATATCCGTCTATTGCTGGGTTCATACGAAATAGCTTCGGGAATTTCTTTTCGTCTTCCAAGTCAGATAGATCAATTTTACTAAGGTCTGTTTTCTTGCCTTTTTCTAACGGTATTGTAAAACATCGGCAGTTCCATCCATTCTTCGGCATGTTGTATCTCCAAAACGGATCGTCTGGCGGTAATGTTATCCCGTCCAATATTGCGTGTTCGTCTCTCACTCTCTTGTCACGCTGCGTTCGGTATTGCAATAACGGTGTGCTATACTCAATCGCATCAACATAGTCACGAGCCATTTGAGACTGACCTACTGCCGTATTGTATTCGGTCTTTAAGTAATTCTTATTGTATGATTCAAAAATCTTAGAGGCTTCTTCTTTAAATGTTTTAAACTTTTGACTCTCATCAATCATGCCACTAAGTTTTTTTAGCCCTGCCTCCATTTCACGAACTTGTGAATATTGTTTAGCCGCAGAAAAAATATAAAGTGATTTCCTTAAAGAATTTGCCGACTTAAAGATGCGTGAATTTATTGGAAGAGTAGAAGCATCACCGCCCATACCTTCAAACAAAGCCTTTTCAAAATACGATGCAATTTTAGCGTGATAGTCTGCGCTAAGGGCGTTCTTATTTATAATCCCGTGGTAAACGAATAGATTGTACATGTCCATCTCGTCCATTGTGAATAGACTAAAGTCATCTACATTCTTCGATTTAAACCAATCAAACATTATACAAGTTTTTGATAGCCTGTTTTATTTCTTCAGGGTTATCTTCGGCCTCATCTACTTCGGTGCCGTAGGTCTTCATAATGTATTCCTTTGTCGGCTTGTAGCCCATCTGTGAAATACGCAAATCTATTTCGCTACGCTGCGACAATGGTACTTTCTCCGTTGTGTCCCATTGGAAGGTTAACCCATTGAGATTTACGCCCAAGTCCTTCAGGAAGGCGAATAGTTCACCGTTTACCAATCGCTCGATGAACACACCGTCAGAATCCCCGTACATATTAGCCACGTTCTCGCCAACTTCTCCGACTACTTGACCGGTATTGTTGCTCACCACGTCCTGACCAAATACTAATTTGGACACTTGGGAGTCAACGTATTTTATTAACTCATGGTAAACTTTAAAAGCATCCGTTCTGGGACTACCGATGTACTCCACACGGTCACCTTCATTGAATACCCCGTATGAATTTGCTCCCAAGTTTTTAATGGCCTCAAGAAAGCGTTTACGGTCTTCGTTTTGTGTTCTGGTATATCCTACCCTTTTGTCCATCCCGAACACCTCCGCCCATTCTGACCAATTCCCTAAACAGTTATCCTTGAAAAGGATGTACTTGGTTGCGTTGAATAGAATCGAGTCTAAGCAATGCCCATATTGACCAACAAATAAAAGGCTGTTTTTATACTTAGGATCATCGAACGAAACGCCCGTATTCATGCCCGGGGTGTTGGTTATTATCCCGTATTCAGGCTTCACGTTATCGCGGTCGATAACATTAACGCCAGAATAAATCTTATTTTTGACTTGGTATGGCATAAATGTAGTGCCGTTCCAATTTCCAAATTCTATCAATGAATAACCCCACAAACGAGAATCTAAAGCCGCGTCAACAAAGTCTGTGAACCAGTTGGCCTGAAATAGCTTCGTGCGCTCGTCTTCCTCACCTGCCGAATTTGCCAACTTGAAAGCCCGCGTTTTAGTCTTCATCTTTCGGCTGTTAAAGTTTGCCGATAAATTGGGGTCACGAACTAGCTCTCTGTAAATGTCATGTAGTAATTGGCGGTCGTGGTTATTAGGGTTTTCGGCTGAGTCAACCGCCAAACGTAGACGTAGCAAGTCCTGACGAGTCCTTATTTTTTGCTGCTCCAGAACGTAAAGAATCGGAGATTCTTTTTTTACTTCCGGGGTAATTACCGCCTTTGTTTGAAAATGATGTTTACCCATGAAGCGAAGCGTCTGAGAATGGTTTGGAAATAAACTTGGTTTGACTTCCGAGTTCGGTCACATAGACCGGATCGGTTGCGAACGTGGCAACATTAAGAGATAGCAGCCCGTCACGAATGTCTTTAAGGGATTGCAAGGCCTGTTTACAAGCGATGTCCCTGAGTTCAGGAATATCTCTAGGATTTATTGTTTTGTGTAGCGAACAGATGGCAAGATCAATGTAAATAGATAGCACCATTTCGTCACGCTCTTGCGAAAATGTTTTACCAAGCTCCGAGTCAATTGCATATTTGGATTTAAGGTAACTTTTAATTGTGGAGGCCGCTAGGTTTTCATGCTTCGCCCTTACCTGATCTTGAGTTAACCCAGATGTGTTGGCCGCCTGCTCAAGTATCTCGTCCAAGTGGTCAATCGCTATGGAAATTGTATAGTCTGATTTTTGGAGATACGGCATACTATATTTTTCCCAAAATTGGACAAATTACCATAATAAAACAAACGTTTACCGTCTAAAATTATACGATCTGTCATTACCCACATCGTACGAAGCTGTAAAACCACCGTTGAGATAGAAATTAAAGTCATTCATAAAACACTCGCACATGAAATAACAGAACGCGTCAATAGCGTGACCATGTTTCTCATAGCTTACCCCTGTGTTTGGATCGGTAACCCTTTTCTTTAGTATTCCGCCCTCTTCGTCTTCCAATGCCGATGCAAAGTCACTAATTGCCGTTTTGCAGGATCGATCGATCTCTATTTTCAAATCCCGGTAATCCTTTTCAAAAACTAGATTTAAAAATCCCGCCCTTGCCACTACTGGCGGGTTTTTTGATGGCACCCGCATAGATGGGTGGTATTGCTGAAGGTAGCTGATTATGTCCGTAAAGAAGTTTTCCCCGTACTCCTTATCCGTTTCGTTCTTTTGCGAGCTCGCGTCCCCATATATAAACATCCCGGAATGATGCCCGCCTAAGTATTGGATGATTTCAGCGCATACCCTTTTACGGGTATTCAATGGCGGCCGCGGGCAAATCTCATGGATCATTTGAACCCGTCTACAGGTGTCGGTTCTAATTTGCCAAATCTGGCAAGTTATGTGAGGGTTTACGTTTTCGTCAAACGTAATATGAACAGGTAAATTAGGGTCTAATTCGTGCTGAAAATTAGCGTGTTTGTCCGCATTAAACTCTTTAAAGTATTCCGCCCCAGTCTTTTGCCGGGCATTCCAGTCACCACCTAATAGGCGCAATCGGTCAAATGCAGATAGGTTATTCTCAAGCGTGTCTGCATAGCTTTCGGCAAATTTTTTGTTTGGATTGCTTGCTAGCGTGGCCGGAATGAATATCGCCTTTTTGTTGAATTTACCCTCTAACTGAGGTATTACTATTTCATCTCTGATCCATCCGTCACCCGGGTTGCAGGTTATCAACTGCTTTGGGAATAGGTCAAATTCTTCATGCTTGTATCGAGTACGGGAAATTAGCAAGTCTGCCGCCCGTCTGTGGGTGTTGATACCCTCTTCGATGCAGCCGAAAGTATATTCCCGCGATCCGAACCTCTCAAAATTGGGATCAGACGGATAGGCCATTGTTTCGAGCAGGTATATCTCAGACCCGTTTGGGTATGTGATCTTTGATTTGTCTTCGCGGTATTTGAAGACACTACCTGTCATTTTGGTAATATCGAAGAAGGTCAAAAGGATAGATTCTTTGATGTCCTTCAACGTTTCGCGGGCAAGATAACCTCGGCACCCAGCAAACTGCCTCGCCATGTAGTCGGTGTAAAGGCTGATTAAAACGCTTTTTCCCCCTCCAGCCGCGCCTCCAAATATTATTCTAGTTAGCTCTTTATGTTTCGGGTCGGTAAGTCTCCACCAAACTTTTGATTGTTCTTTCGAAAGATCAAAACTCATAAGTATTCGATCTTTAAACCCCGCACACTCTTAAAGTGTTTTTCTTTATTTAAAACTCTTTGAACCGTCCTTTTGTCAAGCGACAGAGACCGTGTTTTTTCGGGAGCTACCAAAATATTATTCCGTGTCTGGTTTAATATTCAAACTAAATGGCTTGCCGACTGTGGTGAGGTCAATTTCCTGCTTTGCCTTTCCCTCAGTGCGGTCAAATATCTCAATGATAGCCCGTATCTCGCCATCGTTGGCTTTCTTTAATAGCTTGCGTATAATGACCTCCTGAAACTGTTTGCGTGACTTCACCCCGTCAATGTTGACTTCGATCTCCTCCTCCAGCATTTCCTTTAAGATAGTGGAAAGGTTACGGCTTCCCTTTGGCCTACCTGACGGGTTAGGCGATGGGCCTCCCTCCTTCCACGGTTCTTTAAGGTTTTCAGGATTAGGCATTAAT